GAGCAAGAAGGTCCACAAACAGCGTTTCTTTCCTCATCGGCTGACATCGTCATCTATGGCGGGTCTGCCGGTGCGGGGAAGACCTTCGCACTCGAAATGGAGCCCTTGCGTCATCTTGGCGTGAAGGGCTTCAACGCTGTATTGCTCCGGCGGACATCGAAGCAGATCACCAAAGCTGGCGGACCTTGGGACGAATCCCAAAACATCTACCCGTTGGTCGGCGGATCACCCAAGTCGACGACGCTGGAATGGCACTTCCCCTCCGGGGCCAAAGTCGCGATGGGTCACATCGAGCACGATAAAGACCTCGATTCGTGGCTCGGGGCTCAAATTTGCCTTTTGCTTTGGGATCAGCTTGAGACGTTCACCGAGCGAATGTTCTTCTACATGCTCAGCCGGAACCGATCAGCCTGCGGGGTTCAGCCCTACGTCCGCGCGACATGCAACCCGGACGCCCGGAGCTGGCTCGCTGGCTTTATCGGTTGGTGGATCGATCAAGACACAGGCTACCCGATCATGGAGCGGTCCGGGGTCATCCGGTGGATGGTCCGTCTTGGCCGGGATCTTCATTGGTTCGATACCAAGGACGAAGCGGTCGAGTGGTTGATCAGTCGGGAGGTGGAAACCGAACTTGCGGCGACCATGCCCAAGAGCGTCACCTTCATCCCGGCGACGATCAACGACAACAAAATTCTTCTGAAAAAAGATCCAGGGTACAAGGCCAACTTGTTGGCCTTGCCCAAGTACGACCGCGAACGACTATTCGGCGGGAACTGGAAAGAGCGACCCGAGACCGGCGAATTCCCGTTCCATTGGTTTGACGACCATTGGTTTGAAAAATGGCCCTGCGACGATTCGATCGTTCTCAAGACGATGGCCCTGGACCCATCGAAAGGCAAGTCCGCAAAAACGGGTGACTACCAGGCCTGCGTTAAACTTGCGATCGATCGGCATGATGTTTTGTATGTTCAGGCGAACATGAAGCGGCGACCGATCGCTCAGATGGTCGCGGACGTGGTCGACTTGTACCGGGAGTTTGAACCGCACGCCTTCGGCCTCGAAGGCAACGCCTGGCAAGATTTGCTAAAACCAGACTTCGCCGAAGAATTCAGTCGCCAAGGCGTCTTGGCCCCCGAGGCTTGGCTCATGAACAACACGGTCAACAAAGACGTCCGCATCCGAAGGCTTGGCGGGTACCTCGCTCATGGTCGGATCAGGTTCAAACAAAATTGCCCCGATACTCAATTACTGATAGACCAGTTGCTTGACTTCCCCGAAGGGAAGCACGACGACGGACCGGACGCTCTTGAGATGGCGATCCGCTTGGCTGAACAACTCACAAACGGAGCCACTTAAATGGCCGACGAAATCACAATCACGACTGGCCTCTCCTTGATCAACGGATCGCTTCGAGCGGACCGGAAAGCCACTTCGACCCGGTTCGATCAAACAACGGCCCGAGGTGGCGGTCCGGGGACGGTCGACGTTGGAACCTCCGAGGGTGCCATTGACTTCGGCGACATCGTTCCGGGGTGGGTCGAAATGATCAACCTCGACCCGGACAACTTCGTCCAAGTCGGATTTTCAACCGGGGTCTACGGGTTCCGGTTGCCTCCCGCCGGAGGTGCTGCGGTCTTCTATCTGGAATCTGCCGCGACCGTTTACGCCAAGGCCGACACCGCAGGGTGTAAGGTCCAAGTCATCGCCGCGAACTCTTGAGAATAGAAACGGTGGGTAGGGCAGAGCTTCTCACAGTGCGTTTTCGGGGGCTAGCTCCCCTATCCCTCGACGTGGTGTTAATCCGGGCCGATTGACTTACGACCACCCACCGAGCCTTCGAGTATACCAGGAACGAGACCAACAATGATCACCGAAGCACACGAATCAACAGTCGCCGAAGCAGCGGGCAAGGTCAATCGATTCTTGGCTCACTTCTTGGAATCGCAGGTCGACCTTTGGCAGAACTACGTCGACCCCCGAGAGGCCTATCTCGGGAGCGATGGTGAACTCTGGGAAGGTATCGGCGGCGGGTTGTCGCCAGCGGACGAAGCCCCGTATCGGACTTGTACCGAACTTTTTCAGATTCAGACGATCGCCCGGATTCTTTGGCGTGACAACGAGTTCGCCAAGAACGGTCACAAGAACCGGATCAATTACATCATCGGATCGAGCCACACCTACACGGTCGTTGGTTGCGATAAGTCCACGCCCAAGCCGACGATCAAGCGGGTCCAAGACTGCTTGGACGCAATCCTCAAAGTCAATCACTGGAAACGACGCCAACGGGAAATCAAACTCCGCGACGACCGTGACGGTGAAACAATTATCCGCAAATTCCCGACCGACGATGGTTTGATGCGGTTCCGGTTTGTTGAGCCGCGAAGTTTGCTTCCACCTTCAAACGCAAGCCCTCACCAGTCCTTCGGAGTCGAGACCGACCCCGACGACATCGAAACGCCGGTCATGTACTTCATCGACCAGCAACCAGTTTCGGCGGACCAGATCCAGCACCGGAAATGGAACGTGGATGCTTCGATGAAACGAGGCTATCCGCTCATGTTCCCGGTTCGGAAGAACTTGACCCGCGCGGCTAAGTTGCTCCGAAATATGTCGATCAGTACCGAGATTCAAACCGCGATCGCTCTGATCCGAAAGCACGAACAAAAGACCCAAGAGGCTGTTCGTTCGTTCGTCAACGCCAAGAACGCCCAAGCCGACTCGATTCACCGAAGGCCGAACGAAACGGTCATGCAGTACGGTTCCGGGTCGATCCTCGACGTCCCTCAAGGCCAGTCCTACGAGATCCCGCCACAACTGGACCCGTCCAAGACCGTCGCCGCGTTGCAAGCTGAGTTGCGGGCCGTGGCGAGTTTGCTGGTCGTTCCCGAATTCATGCTCACCTCGGATGCCAGCAATTCGAACTTCGCGTCGACAATGGTTGCCGAAGGTCCAGCGGTCAAGAACTTCGAGAGCGAGCAAGAATCTCAGATTGAGTACGATACCGAATTGCTCATGGATGCTTTGCAACATGCGGCCAACTCGGGGTTGATCACTCAGCAAGAACTCGACAGCGTCAAGCTCAACGTCACGGCCCCGAACGTCCAGGTTCGCAACCGGCTCGAAGAAGCCCAAATCCGCCAGATCGACATGGGCCTCGGAATCCTCAGTCCTCAAACCGCAACCGGGGCGATCAACGAGGATTATGAGCAAGAGCAGACCAACATCGAACAGCACCAAGAGAAATCTGGTTTGCCGATGCTCCCACCTGATCCGAGTATGCTGGCCTGATGCCAAAAACTTCCCAAATTGACCGCCGTCTTGCGTCCTTGATGACTCAGCGTCAAGTTGAGTCGCTTGACCGGATCGACAAAATACTTCTCGGCATCACAAAAGAATTTGCGGTGATGCAAAAGGATTTGTTGTCGGCGGTCACGGGCGAGAACCCCCGGCAAGCGTTCCCGGCGGCGGTTGGTGCTGCGATCACCAGGACCATCGAGAAGACCGCCAAGGGCTTCGCCGATCAAGCTCGCTGGGGTTACGAGTCGGCAGTCGATGCGATCATGGAGGCCGTCCCGGCTCCGCTCTTGGTTTCGCAGGTTCCAGCGGAATCACGAATTGCGTTTGAGCAGATTCACCACCCGAGGACGATCCGAAATCTCAACCTCAACGTCAATCAAATTTGGGTGACGACAGAGGACTTCGACCCGGCGGCAACCGCTTCGGGTCCGATCGACCCGACTGGGGAGTTGAAACTCACCGACGAAGAATACGAAAACATGGTTCGGCGAATCGTCTTCCCATCGCCAAGCCCTGCCGACATCGTCGCCGCTTTGCGTACAAGCAACTGGCGCGACCGACTTGAGAGCCTATCTCAACGAATCAGCGACAAACAAATCGCATTCGACCAAATCGTCCAAGGGTACTCCGAGGGCGAAGGGATCACGCAGATCCGCCGAAGATTGGAACCGCTGGTCGGTGGGATTCGATCATCGGCCCAACGGATCGCCCGCACCGAGGGGATGCGGATCGCCGAGAACACTCAGCGGAAAGCCTGGGAAGGCCTTGGCGATATGATGGTCGGGGCTCAAGTCTTGGCCGTCCTCGATGCGAGAACCCGGCCCGAACACTCAACGCGAAACGGCCAAATCTACTACAAGGCTCCAAAGGCCGGTCAGAAGTCGATGGCAGAGCTGCCGGACTTGCCAGACGCTCCAAACTGCCGTTGCATGTCGACCCCGGTTCTCGCTCCACCGAAGGAACTCGAAAGCGATCCAGCGGTCCGGGAGGCTTTCAAATCGGCCAAGGGTTCCGGCAAGATCGATCCCGAGACCTACAACCAGTGGTTCACCAAGTCGAGCCCGGCAAGTCGGAAGCGAGTCGTCGGGGTTCAGCGATACCGCGAAGTCGAGAAGATGCTCGGGGGCCAGCGTCAACCGGAATGGTCCGACTTCATCGATGAAGACGGGGGCCTCCTTTCGCTCATCGAGCTTTTGGGCGAGACCGTTGTCGAGAGGGTCACCCGAAAGCAGAAGATCCAAGAACAAATGGCCAAACGGGCCAAAGCTATCAAAGAGCTTCGGACCCGAGGGTTTGAATGGCCGAACGGCTAGAGTTTCTTCGGGCGGTTTGCTGGTGGGCGGTCTGAGAGCTTGGCCACGACGGCCTTCGGCAATTGAGCCTTACCCGATTCGCCAAGCCACTCCGAAAGGCTGAGGCCCTTCCGATCCGCTTCGGCCTTGAAAGCAGCCCACCAATCGGCGGGCTGCGTTGTCTTCTTTGCTTCGCTGTTCATTCTGAGGCGTCTCCGTACAACGCTGCGTTCATCTGCCCATCGACCAGCACAAGATACCGTTTCGCGGCTCGCTGCGACGAAAACAAGGGGGCCCAACCACCTTGAACCATCAAGTCCACGTCGTTGAACATCAACTCAACATCGAGCCAGCGGCGGTCCTCGACAGCGTCACAAAAGCGGAGCCAAACGGATTCATTTGGGTTGGTCAGAGTTTTAGTCCGCAGAAACCGATCGGTTTTGCTTTCTGTCTTCGGGGAAGTGCTCATTAGTTGTTTTCCTGTAGGGGTTAGGTAGAAAGATCGTCCAACACTCGAAGTGTTACGCGGACTCCATGACCGACACGAACACGTCGTTTCGGAGGTTGCCGACGTGTTCGCGACGGAAGTCCACTGGTTGGGAGTTGAACCACTCGACGAAAGCGTTAAACCCTTCGTCGAAAGTCTTGAAAACTTTGCCCTGGAAATCGTTCGGGACAGTACCAACAAAACCGAAAGACCCGTTTGGGTTTTCTGTAAGGTGGGTTCCGAAGGTTCCGACAGAGAGGAGGGGTGAAATTTTGGTTGCAGTCGTCATCTTGTTGTCTCCGGGTGAGGTGTGTCGTTTGCTTCGATGAGTGAAGTATACCCATAGTTTCGACACTGTCAAGAACTATGGGCACACTTTTTGGAAAGTTTTTCACTTTTGCAGTGAGTCCCAAATGCCCCCCGCCAATTCGTTGTAGCTGCCTTCACCCATCGCCATGTCGTAGGCTTCACGGACTTCCAAGCCGAGGTCAACCAAAGCGCGGATGGTGAAGCTGATCACGAATTGTTTGAACTCAGCGGGTGTTTCGAAGTGGTCGGCCAAACTGATCCCTTCTTTGTTTGCGAAGTCGATCAAGAAGGCTTGGACTTTGTTCAGAGTTTCGAGCGATTGGCTTTTCATCGTTTCCGTTCCTGATGGTGTGAGTTGTTTGCTTCGATGCCTTAACTATACCCATGGTTTCGACACTGTCAACAACTATGGTCACACTTTTTGAAAAGTTTTTCAAAACGCCCTTTGAAAACTACTCTTGATCCGTTTTTGAGTTACCGGCAAGTTTCGCAGACCACTCGATGACCTGCGGGAACGTTTATGACTGTCGCCGAAGCGAAGCAAACCACAATTTACGAAGGCCTCTCAACATCGGCAAAGGTCGATCGCGAAGCCGGTGTGGTTCGCAACGTCAAGTTGATCGGATTTGAAAGCAAGAACGGACGGGTTTACCCGCCTCATGTTTTGAAAGCCGCTGTTCACCTTTACGAAAACGCGAAAGTCAACATTGACCACCCGGTGAGCGGTGCGACTGAGGCGCGAAGCTATAGCGACCGCTTCGGGATGATCAAAGCGGTCCGGTTTGTAGAGGGTTCCGGCTTGTTCGGAGACTTCCATTACAACCCCAAGCATCAAGTCGCGGAGCAATTCGCCTGGGATGCTGAGAACAACCCCGCTTCGATGGGCTTCTCCCATAACGCAACGCTTCGCCTTGGCCCCAAAACCAACGGCAAGCAGGTCATTGAATCAATCATCGCGATCCGGTCAATGGATCTGGTCGCCGATCCCGCAACTACCACTTCACTCTTTGAGTCGGAAGATCCAAACGCTATGGACGATCAACCCATGACCCCTTCCGCCAGCGATCCAAAAGATCAGATCAAAGCCGCTTTCAAGCAAATGATTTCGGCAGCGATTGACGACGAATCGCTCGACATGAAATCGACAATGGCCAAGATCAAAGAGATCATGAAGGCTCAGGAAAAGCTCATGGGCGGCGGGTCGTCAGCACCGGAAACCGAAGAAAAAGACGACATGGAAAAGCCTGCCGAAGAAGGTGTCGCCTTCCAAGTCCAGATTGCCAACCTCAAGCAAGAACTCGAAGGCTACAAGGCCAAAGAGCGCGAAGCCTCGATCACGGAGTCGATCGACGAAGCTCTGGTCGCCGAAGGCTTGGACCCCAAGAACCCGACCCATGTGAGCGAGCTTTTTGCCAAGACGCTCCGAGCCACCGAATCCGCCGACGATCGACTTGCGTTGATCAAGGATCGGGCCGCTGTCGTTGGATCAAAACCCCGACAAGGAACGCCGGTCTATCAGCCTGGCACTACCACGGTGGCGGCTACCGAACAGATTGACCCGAAGACCTTCGCATCTCGCTTGCTGGTCTGATCGACCCGCGACGACCCTGACACCCGACACCTCCCCTCTGAATCCTTGAGCCATGTCCGATAACTTTCGATACCAGTACGGCGATGCTTCGCCGGTCAAATCCGCCGCCGTCGTCACCGATACCGTGATCGAGATCGGTGACTTGGTCACTGAGACCCCCGCACCAGCGGCGGATGTGACTTGGGACACCAACATCGCAACGACACAAGAGGCGTTTCACGACGTCTTCTTGGGCGTCTCGGGTCAACGCAGCCGAGACGGTGATACCGATAGCGTTCGCGTTGACACCCGAGGCGTTTTTCGCTTCCCGTGTGCTTCGGCCACTTTCGACATCGGCGACTTCGTCGGACCTGCCAAGGCCTCCGGCAATGCACTCGAAAGCCAAAAGGTTGTCGGCGTTGCGACGGCCAACTTGGCCATTGGCCGCGTCGTCGCTCAGTACGACTCGGCAACAACCGAAGTCCTCGTTGAGATCGTTTCGACCATCGTTCACGGCGGGCCTCAAGCCGCAGCCTAAGTGATTCGGGTGGAGCCTCTTGGCTTCGCCTCGACTGACTTCACCCTTTCACAACACTCCCGAAGATTCAAACCTATGCCTGTCAACGTCAAAGAATTGAAGCAAATGGTCCGCACGATGGGTGCGAAGGCCGCTTGTGCGAACATCACCGAATCTTTGCAGCGGTCCGCCGCTGGCGAGATCGGGCACCTCAATCCTTCGGACTTTTCGATCCGCGATTTGGCGGAGGGTCTGGTCGACAATGGCCGGGAGTGGGTTGACTCGATGGACCCAAGGCGAGGGTCTTCGGTGATGGAATCGATGGACGCGATCGACTCGACCGCGTTCAGCAACATCACCGGGCAATTGTTGATCAACGAAGTCATGCAGGGCTATCAGAGCCCGGCCTTTGCGGTCTCGCAAATGTTCAAGACGATTTCGACCCGCCTCAGCGGCGAACGAATCCCCGGTATCGGTGACATCGGTGACAAGGCTCAAAGCGTCGGCGAAGGTGAGAACTTCCCTCATGTTGGCGTTTCCGAGGACTACATCGACACACCAGCGACCGACAAAAAGGGTCTGATCGTCCCGGTCACCAAAGAAGCGATCTTCTTTGACCGCACCGGGTTGCTCTTGGAGCGAGCCCGAAAGGTCGGCGAAGCCTTGGGCCTCAACAAAGAAAAACGTTGCATCGACGTTTTGATCGGGGCCGTCAACAACTACAAGTGGAAGGGCACCACTTACAACACCTACCAAGCGTCGACGCCTTGGGTCAACGTGTTGGCCGGTGCGGACTACGCTCTGACGGACTGGACCGACGTTGACGCGGCGGAACAACTGTTCGCTGAGATGCTTGACCCGAACACGGGCGAACCGATCATGCTCAGCGGTTCGCAGTTGCTTGGAAGTCCCGCACTGAACCACACGATCAACCGGATCACCAACGCAACGGAAATCCGGTACACCGGAGCTTCGGCACCAACCGAGACGATCGCCCGGAACCCTGTCACGGGTTACACCGGAACGACCAGCGCGTTTTTGTATCACCGCATGGTTGCCAGCGGCTTGACCGCTGACCAAGCCAAGGCAACTTGGCTGATGGGCGACATCAACGGTGCGTTCGCCTATATGGAGAATTGGCCGATCACGGTTGTCCAGGCTCCGCAGAACAGCGAAGCCGAATTCAACCAAGACATCGTCGCCCGATTCAAGGCTTCGGAACGTGGGGCCGCTGCGGTCCGCGATCCTCGCAAGGTCGTGAAGGTCAGCGGCTACGGTAGCTGATCCGACTGATTGAACTTCCGCCGGGGTGACCCACCCCGGCTTTTTGTCTGTCTGAACCACTCAAGAATTCAAGCCCATGCCTTACGACGATTTGAAAAAGTCCGAACTCCACGAAGAACTTGAAAAGCGTGGTTTGGAGTACGGCAGCGACGACACAAACGCAGAGCTTCGTGACTTGCTCGAAGCTGACGATGCGAAGCCCCAAGCGGAACCCGAAGTCCAAGAGCCCGAGGCCACCGATAACCACGGGTTTGAACCGGGGTCGAAGACCTTTGTCATCTCTTGCAAGTGTCCGACGCCGCTCCGCTACAACCCGTTCACAGTGACGGCCAACACTGAGGCCGACGCGGTCAAACGCTTCAAGGGCCGGAACGGGATCGTTTCCAGCGACCACGAGATCCAAGTCGAAACGAAGTAACCACTGAGACCACCACCGCACCGGAGATCGCATCTTCGGCCAAACCGCCGCCGCAACAAACGGCGGCGGTTTTTCATATCGATCCACATTGGGTCACTAACCTAATCCGAATCCTAATCACCCTACTGCGACTTTTGACGATGGGCCAATCAGCATTTACACCGAAAGCGATCATCGGCGTTGACTCGTTGTCGGTGGTTGGTCGCACCGATTCGGGCACTGGAAAAGCCGACTCGATTGACTTTGGTGAGTTTTACGCGGCCTGGATTGATTCGTTGACGACGACGGAGCCCGTTGCGCCGAACGTGTGGTGGTTCGACGAGTCAGCAGGCATCCCGAAACAATCAGAGGGCATTCCTCCGACAATCGACACGCAGCCACAAGACACAGAAGTGTCACCTGGCGACGACGCGACGTTTTCAGTCGTGTACACAAACGGCGAATCGGTCCAATGGTATGCAGATGGTGAGGCGATTGTTGGCGCAACTTCCGACTCTTACGTCCGCACCACGGTGGAGGATGACAACGGACTGGAGATTATTTGCGTTGTCACTGGTCCAGGCGGATCTACCACCAGCGATGCAGCAACGTTGGTGGTCGCTGTGGCCCCTGAAGTTCGAACCAGTAGCATTGGCAACGTTTTGTCGTTCGATGGTATCGACGATTGGGTGCAAATCGACGACATCGCACCGACGCTCGAAGGGTCGGACAAAATCGAGGTCAAGCTAGGATTTCGCACCTCACAATCGACCGGTGCCGGAAACTCTAACATGCTGTTCTCGCTCCACACGGCATCGGGAGGAAACGTGCTGCGGATAGCTGTGTCGCCAGCTAATGGAGGCATCTATTGCGGCACTCCCGCTGGTGCCGATGCGACGGCAGGATCTGGTTACAACAACGGCGAGCCTCACAGTTTGCGGTGCGTGATTGATACAGTAGCTGGCGATTTCGATGTGTACGTCGATGATGTTTTGGTGGACACTTTTGCCACTACTTCGGTCGATTTCTCGGAAATCACCTTAGCTTCGATCGGGCAAGAATACGACGGAGCAAGCAAGGGCGACTACTTCGATGGCGAGATTTGGGACGCCAGCGTGTTCGCGGATGACTCGCTTGTTTGCTGGTTCCGAATGGACGAAGGGGCAGGCAGCACGCTAGCGGACAGTTCGAGCAACGCTGTTTCGCCTTCGGTTTTTGGAGCCACTTGGACAACGATTGCATTGGCTCTCGTCATTGTTGCTCAGCCAGCCAGCACCACGGCTGACGTCAGTGAGTTTGCTAGTGTTGGCGTAGCCGCAAAGAATGCGGCGAGCTACCAGTGGAAAGCAGATGGGGTTGCAATCAGCGGCGAAACGTCTAGCGTGCTGGAATTCGAATCGGTGCAAGCCGGTGACTATGGTGTGGACTACACTTGTGACCTGGTTGGGATTGACGGCGATACTGCAACAACCAACGCTGCACAAATCTCCGCAGCGCCGGCAGTGAGCGGGTTCCCGGTCAACGTTGGATTCATTACCGATTTGCACCTGGGTGACGCCGCGAATTACGGCGACAAAAGACCCACCGAAGGCCAAGACAAACTTGACGATGCAATTGCAGCCTTTGCGACAGAGAGTCTTGGCGGGCTAGTGCTCAATGGTGACATGATTGACGGCGAATCGGGGGCTACGCAAGCTCAATCTGACATCGCAAGCATCCTCACCGACGCAGGAGCGCTATCTGTGCCAATCGCTGTCACGGTTGGAAACCACGAATACGGAGCGTTAAACCGCAGCCAAATCCTAGCTGCGTACAAGATTCCGCGAGGCCACGGGCATGTCGACCTCGGTTCCGCGTGCCGACTTGTCTCGATAGACCAGACCTATGGCCTCGCGTCTGGCAACCCGTCATTTCGTGGCGGCGACTACACACAACTTAACGGCGTTGTGCCAAGCGACCAACTCACATGGCTCGCCAAAGTTTTGAACACAGCCCGATCTTGTCTCGTGTTTTCGCACTGGCGACTGAACGACGAAAACGCAGCTCAAAACGTAAAGAATGCTTCGGCAGTCAGGGCGGTCCTAGAGGCGGCTGGCAACGTCAAGGGAGTGTTCACGGGTCATGCTCACACCAACGCCTACAACCTGATCAACGGCATCCCGTACTACAACATGATGGCGGCGACAGTGGGTGCCGACCCGCTGAACGCCTACGCGAAAATCACGCTCGACAGTGATGGTATCACGGTCACAGGCTACGGCCAGCAAACAAGTTACGCAAAGGTGACAGTCTGATGCCAGCAACACAAAAAACCCAAGCGTCAATCACAACTGGCGAAACGCTAACAGCAAAGGCGTTTGCCGCTGATGACTTGACGACGGTGGTGCAAACCGCGTCGGCTGTTACCGAAGTCACCGATGACGACGGTGCCACACCGACTGGCATTTACGAGGCGACGTTCACTGATCTGCCAGCGGATGACTACACCATCAACTTCTACAGCGGTGGGACGAAGGTAGCTGATTTCGACTACCGCATCACGTTGACGGACGCGACGTTCAAGCCAGTTGATCTGGCGTTGCTTTCCGCACTACTCAATGTGCCTAGCGCGGTTGAGAACGCCGAAGCAACACGAGCCGAACTGGCAACCGAACTGGCCCGGATCGACGAAAACGTGTCTGCGGCCAAGGAACTGACCAGCGACTACGACGCGGCGAAGACGGCGGCAACTCAAGCCAGTGTCACCGCGTTGCCGCAGTACGGTGATACGGTCCAGCGGGACGCTTCATCGGCAACGTCAACGCGACTTGTCGAAACCATCACAAAGGCATCTTGATGACTTACGCACCAGAATACTACGGCGGTGGGTCGACCGAGGTCGAAGCGGGCGAGGCGACTCTCACCGATATCCGGGCCAACATCATGGCTCGGATTCAAGAAGTCACCGCACGACCGAAGCCAAACTATTCGATCGACGGTCAAACCGTTTCTTGGCAATCCTACCTGGACAGCCTCATGAAACAACTCAAAGCGATTGACGATCAAATCGCAATGACTCAAGAACCGTTTGAGATTGTCAGTCGCGGGGTGACTTGATGGCGTTTGAGCTGGACTTAGCGACCGACTTCGAACGAATCGTCGACTGGATCAAACCCGTCACGGTCGCCGGTACTGAGATCGAAACCGCACTCCGCAGGGCGATCAACACAAAAGAACGCGAAGCCTCTGGCGGGAAGTACCTTTCCAGCGACGTCGTTTTCCACTTGGACGCAGCCGAGCAAGTCACCCGGCCTGCGATCGGATCGACGATCGTTGACGATGACGGAACTTGGACGGTCTTGGAGACTGCTTGGCAGACCTTGGCGAAACGTTGGCGCTGCGTTTGCCGTCAGCTTTCAATCGATTCTTCGTTGACCGTCACGATCCTCGAAGCGTCGTTCACCAAAGGGACCACCGGAGCGATGGAGCCGACTTTCGCAACCGTCGCCGAAGACGTGGTCGCGAAAGTCCAACTCCAAACAACCGACGTCGATACTTCGCGAACGAATCGATCAACGTCGACGGCAGCGGTCGTTTACTTCGCCGAAGAACAAACCCTTGGACCTGCGAACCGGATCACGACCAGCGACGGCAAGACGCTCAAGGTCTTGTCTTGGGACGGATTCGATCAAACTGAAATGCTGTTCCGAGCAACTTGCGAGATTTCGAAGGCCCCCCATGTCTGACATGAAATGGAACGGCAAAGCCTTTGAACAGCACCTCCAAAAAGCGACTTCGAACGGGTTGCTTCGCGCGGGGACGTTCTACCAGTCGCAATGCCAACGGGTTGTTTCGAAGTCTGCGGGGCCGATTTCGGTGCCAATCAAACGCCAAACCCCCGGCGGGAACCGGCGGACGCGGACGACTTACACGACCCCGTCCAAACCCGGCGAATCCCCCCGAGCCCGGACCGGGTTTGGCCGGAAAAACATCGTCATGAATCACAAAGCTGGCAGGCGTCCACACGCCCGCGTCGGTGTGACTCGGAACGCAATGTACATGTTCCATCTCGAAATCGGGACTCGCAACATTCGCCGAAGGCCGTGGCTTATGAAAACACTCTTGGAAAACCAAGAGGTTATTGGCAAGTTGGCTGCGACTGGCGGGAAGTCCTAATGTCGATCGAACAAGCAATCCACGAAATCATCGCCGATGTTTCAAACCCTGATGCTGTCGCTCTGCTTGCATTACTGCCTGCTAGTCGGATCGCTACGGGTGAGAACCATGACCAAACTTTCCCTTACGCCAGCGTCAGTTTGGAAAGCAATGCACCGGAGTACCGAGCCAACAAAGGCGGCACTCGAAGGCCTGTCATTCGGTTCCAAGTGTGGCATGACGATCACGCCGAAGGCGTTGCAATTCGAACAGCAATCGAAACGCTTTTTGAAAACAAATCGTTCGAAACGACAACCAAAGACCTAATCAGCACCCGCCACGAAAATTCCCTAGCCATCCAAGAGGATGACGGGTCTTGGCAATTCCTGATTGACGTCCAAACCATCACCAAACCCCCTCAAGCGTAAAAGCCATGACACAAGCAGCCGATGGATTCAGCGGACAGTACGGGACCGTAACATCTGGTGCGTCCGATTTGAGCGACCCCTCAGCACCTACCGACGTGGTTTGCGAGGTCACCAAGTGGACTCTGGACCCAACCGCCGCTATTTCGTCCTATCACTCCAACAAGAGTGGAGGGCACAAAAAGAAAGTCGGCGGGGTCCGGGACACCAAGGGCACGATCGAAATCAAGATCGGAGCTACTGACGGCCAACAACTCCAACCCGGCGACGTCATCGCTCTGCGTTTGTACGCCAACGGGTCAGACGCAGAGACCCTTGTCTCCACCGACTACTTCGACATCCAAGAAGCAGTCATCGCCGGGGCTCCGGTCGAATGCGACATCGACAATGGTGAAGTTGTCGGATTGACTTACAACTTCGAGGCGTCCCACTGCGCAGGGTCTGGCATCTTCGCATGAGCAAGCAGCACCGAACCGCCGGGGTAGACTTTCGAGTCGAGACGATCAACGGCAAGGACTACACGCTCCGGCCCTTGACCCTTGGGGTCTATGCCGAGATGGAGGCCTACATTATCAGTCAGCGACCCGACCCGTTGGCCGTTGCTTCTGCCGCCGTTTCGCGTCTCCCCCAGTCGCAGCACAAAGCGATCTGGGATGCGGCGATGGAAAAGGCCGTCTCGGACCGGGTTGTCTCGACCGAACAAGCGAAGGCCTTCGAGGACTCACTCGATGGCCTTTGTTGGAAACTCTGGCAATGCCTCAAGCAAGATCACCCCGAGATCAATTCAGTCCAAGCGGCCCGCGACTTGATGCTCGAAGCTGGCGAAGAACACTTCGAGAAGTTGGCCTATGCCACTGAATTGGCCTCGGGAGAGGCCGACATAAAAAAGTCTTCTGGCCCGGCGGAGGATCGGGCCGATCGGGTCCAGGATGGCCAGTCATCTACCGACAGTTCGCCGAAGCCTACGGATGGGGCCCCGACGAAGTCAACCGTTTGACGCTGTTCCAAGCGGCGGTCTACCTCGGGGGCATCACCTCCGAACATGGCCGCTTGAAGTTGGAACCTCAAGAGGCCTCCGCGTATATGAAACACTGCCGAGAGAATAGATAGATTCTTGAGGCCTAATAGAGAAGGAACCTAGTCATCGCTTTTGAGCTTGCGGAAGCATACGTCCAACTTTCATCCCGTGGCATGAACACGGTGACGGGAGCGATCGGCAAAGTTCGCGGGAAGTTGGGTTCTCTGGTGTCCTTCGCGACTGGTCCCGTCGCCGCCGCGATGGCCGGGATTGGCGGGGGTGCTGCGATCGCTGGGATGGTCGGGATTGCTGCGTCAACCGAGCAAACCGAAACGCAGTTCAAGACGCTTTTGGGTTCCACCGAAGCGGCGAAGCAGAAGATGAAGGAACTGCAAACCTTCGCGGCTTCGACGCCTTTCCAGTTCGAAGGGTTGGCCAACTCTGCCAAGATGCTTCTGGCCTTCGGCACGTCCAGCGAACAGATTGTACCGACGATGAAAGTCCTCGGGGACATCTCCGCAGCGACCGGGAACAACCTCGAAGAACTCTCGGGGATCTACGGCAAGGTTCAGTCGCGCGGTGCCTTGATGACTGAATCCTTGGATCAGTTCAATGAGCGAGGCATCCCGCTTGGCCGCAAGCTCGCTGAAATGTGGGGCAAGTCTGGCGAGGAAATTCGAGAGATGGCCAGCAAAGGCCAGATCAGTTTCGCCGACATGCAAAAGGCGATGACTGAGATGACCAGCGAGGGCGGGATGGCCTTCAACGGGATGGCCTCCCAAGCGACGACGCTGTCCGGTGTTTGGTCGACGATGAAGGACAACGTCACGTTGGTCCTCGGAGACATCGGGGCTGCGATCGTCGAAGGGTTCGATTTGAAAGGCGCAACGACGAACTTAACGGGGTTCGTACAGAAGTTCCGGGGTGAGTGGATGCCTTCGATCGTCGATTCGATCAAGTGGGTCAACTCCAACTTGGTCCAGCCTTTCATTGACACGACCAAGCGGATCGGAAGTCTGATCTATGACTTGGTTGTTGACTTTGATTTGTACTGGGATCTGGCGGTCGCTCACATTGCCAGTGCAATGTTGGACGGGTATGAGCATGTGAAAACGTTCTTTGAGAATTCGGTCGCCCTTGGCGGTTGGCTTTTGGACAGCACGACGCAGGTTTTCAAAAACATCATCGCCAACGGGACTTCCATCTTCGCCTCGGGCGTGGAAGCACTTAAAGCGAACTGGGACGTCCTGGTCGATCACATGAGTGGTCGAGAACCCGACACCGCTGCATTCGCCAAGGCAATCACGAACTACGCCAAAGTCGCCAATCAAGTCTTGAAGGGTGTCGAGATCGAGCCCCCTGAGATGAAAGAGGCTCAGCTCGGAGGAATGCAGGGCGAGATCGACGCGATCAATGATCGCATTCACCAGCGACAAATGGCCCGCGAAGCGGAACGCCAAAAGAAGTCCGATTT